GAGCCCCGTCCCTTGGCCGGGCGGGGCCGCCAGATGGGCGGGGACGGGGCTTTAGTGGGTGTTCCCCTTCGCCGCGAGCTTGTTCCCGCCCATCGCCTTACCTCAAGCCCTTCAAATAGACCGAGCAGCCTGACGGGCTACCGTAGCCGTCCCACTGCTTCACCATGCCGGAATCGGTCACGATCTTGAACGAGCACAGATCTTCGTTTGTCCCCCAGTAATAGACAGTCCGGCCTTCGATTGCTTCCTTGCGGTCGGGATAGCCGAGCCTGTCGAATGCGGTCTGGACAGGCTGGCCGATCAGCCGGTTCATTCCGTTCTGGAACGGCTGGGTTGAAATGGTTGCGCAACCGGCGAGCGGGAGCGCGAGGATAAGCAACTTGCGCATCGTGTGTCCCCTTTCGACGGCTAGCAAATAGCACATTTCGCCGGGAACCGAATCCCCGCTGCGATTCAAGCCTTGCGCATCCTCGCATAGCCAAGGGCCATGCCCGCGCTGTCGCAGCTCTCCGTCAGCAATCTCGCGCTTTCCAAGCTGCCGGCCAGCCCGATTGCGTCGCTCGACGAAAACAGCCTCGAGGCGCGCGAGTGCCGCCGCTTTTATCCGCAGGTCGTTGCCGACATGCTCGAAGGACCGCACGATTGGTCGTTCGCCAACAAGCTGGTTCTCCTTGCCGCCGTCACCAACGACCGCGACGCCGAATGGCTCTACGCCTACGCGCTGCCCAACGACCTCGGAAGCCCGATCCGCGTCCTTCCCGATCTGAACGGGATTGGCCTCATGTTGCCGATCCCGATTCCGGGGAGCCCCTATGCCGAGGCATGGGTCGCGCAGCTTGAGCGCATCGCGATGGATTACGAGATCGAGGGCGACACGCTCTACACCAACGCCGCCACGGCGACGCTCGAATATACCGTCAATGACGTAGCGGGCATGAGGGTGTCGCAGCTCGCTGTCACGGCGATGGCGCTCGATTTGGCGGCGCGCATCTGCATCCCCATCAAGCAGGATCAGACGCGCGAGCAGGCGTTGATGAGCCAGGCCGAGCTTGCATGGCAGCGGGCCATTGCCGACGACCGCAATCGCCAGCCCGAGTGCTATGGCGAGTATCTCCCCGAGAGCATCGCCGTTCGCCATTGGGGCTACTGATGGCGCTGCGCACCGTCGTCCAGAATTTCACCAAGGGAATCATCAGCCCCGAGCTTGAAAGCCGGTTCGATCTTCCCGCTTATCAGGCCGGTCTGAGGCGCGCGACCAACGTCAAGATCAGGCGCACGGGCGGCGTCACCAAGCGCATGGGAACGCGCTTCGTCAGCGAGGCGCTCAACAATCCCGCGAGGCTGTTCCCGTTCCAGTTCTCCGATCAACAGGCGTATGCGCTTGAGTTCGGACAGGCGACCACGCGTCCGCTCGCTTTGGGCGGCTCGATCCTCGAACAGGAATTGCAGGTCTTTTCGATCACCAACGCGGCGAGCGCGCAGGTGACGGCGCATTACCACGGCTATTCGGTGGGCGATAAGGTCTATTTCACGGGCATCGAAGGCATGGTCGAGATCAACGACCGCGAGCTTGTCGTCCAGTCCGTCATCGACGATCACAATTTCACGGTCGGTTTCGATTCCCGCATGTCGGGCGTGTTCAGCGGTTCTGGTGGAGGAACGGATCGCACGTCAGCGCCGACACCGCCGCCGCCTCCGCCAAGCGTTCCCGACCCGCTGCCAGCGCCCGAACCGCCAACCGTGGGCTCCGGCTCAGGTGGCTCCTATACCAGCGGTGGCCTGTGGGGCGGGCCTGGTCGCGGGGATGCTCCGTAATGGGCGTGGCTCGCATCTACACCGCCGCGTCGCCGTTCAACGCCGTCGAGCTGCCAGACATCGACTACGAGCAGACGGCGGACGTGCTCTATCTCGCGCACGATAACCACAAGCCGAACAAAGTCATCCGGCTCGCGCACGATAGCTGGACGTTCAACGACGTGGCGTTCGGCCCGACGATCTCGGCTCCTACCGGAGTCACGGGATCGGCGACGACTCCGAACACCGACTCCGCCAATTCTGGCAACGCCTATTTCCCGCAGACCTCGCAATACGCAGTGACGGCCTATAGCGACGACACCGGGCAGGAGAGCCGCGCGTCCTCGCCCGTCAGCCTCACCAACGACGTGACCCTGAAGCGCAACTACAACACGGTTAGCTGGAGCGCCGTCGCCGGGGTGACGGGATACCGCGTCTATCGGTCGGACAACGGGCGGCTTTACGGCTACCTTGGGTCCACCGATCAACTGACGTTCCGCGACGACAATATCCAGCCCGACCTCAGCCAGGGTCCGCCGATTGGCGATAATCCGTTCGCCAGTGCCGGGGACTATCCGGCGACGATCACGTTCCACGAGCAAAGGGCGTGCTGGGGACGCACGATCAATCGCCCGAACGGCATCTGGTTTTCGCGCTCCGCCGATTATGAGAACATGGATTACACCCGCCCTTCAAGAGCGGACGATGCGTTTCCCATCGGGCTGGTCGCGAACAAGGTCAACGCGGTCAACCAGCTCGTCTCCTCGAAGCAGGGATTGCTGGCCCTGACGAGCCACAACATCTTCACGATCCAGGGATCGAACGAGGATTATATCTCCGCCGCCCCGCCGCCGAGGGTCAGGCCGGAGATCAGTCGCGGATCGTCGCGGTTGAACCCCATCGTCATCGACAACATCGTGTTTTACGAGACGGCAAAGACCGGCGAAATCCGCACCATCGGCTATGAGTTCGAGCTCGATTCGATGCGCACCGATGACGTGACGATCTTCTCGCGTCACCTGTTTGAGAATCACGGTGTTATCGATTGGGCCTATGCCGAAAAGCCAGCGTCGGCGATCTGGCTCGTGCGCGATGACGGCAAGCTTCTGTGCCTGACATTCGATCAGGCGCAGCAGGTGTGGGGCTGGACGCTCTGCGAAACGGACGGGCTGTTCAAGCGGGTGTGCGCGATTACCGAGCAGGGCGAGGACCGGGTGTATTTCCTCGTCGAACGGTCGATTGGCGGGATGGCAAAGCTCTTTGTCGAGCGCATGGCCTCGGAATTGTGGGAGGAACAGGCCGACGCCTGCTATCTCGATAGCGCGCGGACGTTCACCAGCGACATTGCCGTTTCGACCGTTGACCGCATGGACCATCTTGAAGGCAAGACCGTCGTCGCGTGGGTCGATGGGCAGGCGGTGACGGAGAACGGCGGGGTTCCGTTGGTCGTCACCAATGGACAGGTGACGCTCCCGTTTGGCGGCAAGGTCATTACCATCGGACTCCCGTTCACCGCGACGGTGGAAACCCTGCCGCTGGCGATCCAGTCGGGCGGAGGATGGACGGTTGCCAGGCCGCAGCAGGCGGCGAAGGTCGTTCTTCAGGTTGTCAACAGCCGCAACATCTTTGCCGGCCCGAATGACGATAGCCTGCTCCCGGTCAAGCAGCGCGAGGACGAGGGCTATGGCGACCCGATTGCGCTCTTTACCGGCAATCTCGAAGTAAACATGCCCGGCACGTCGCAGCGGGAAAGCGTGGTCGTTGTGCAATCGAGCGACCCGACGCCGTTCCACCTCGCGGCGATCCTGATCGAACCGCAGATTGCGGGCTAGGCTCGTCCCCGCGTCGCTGGTCCATGTCGGGCCACTGGCGAACCGGATGCGCGAGGCCGACCGGATCGAGTGCGCGGCGTTCGGCAAGAGTCCCAAGGAAGCGTTGAGATGGTCGCTGAGGACAAGCCTTCACGCGATGACGGCGCTTGATGACGAGGGACGCGTGCTCGCGATGATGGGCGTGTCGGCGAGCGATTTATTGAACGGCATCGGCAGTCCGTGGTTTCTCGGGACAGACGACGTGTTCCGCTACGGGAAGGACTTATTGAGGCGCGGGCCGGGAATTATCGCGGGCTGGCACGAGACCTTCCCGCTGATGGAAAACCTTGTCTCGACGGACAACCACCGGGCGATCCGGATGCTGAAAGCATGGGGGGCTCAAGTCGGGGGCAAGGCGGCGATTCACGGCGGGGTCGAGTTCGTTCCGTTCCGCTTTGCGATTCAAGCCGAGGCGGAGAGCGCATAGGCGTTAGTCCATGTGCTTGCCAGCAGCCGCGGCCGTCCCGCTTGCCATTGCCTCAAGCGTCGTGTCCGCAGCCGGACAGGTGCAGGCGGGGATGCAGGCTCGCGCACAGGGCAATTACGAAGCTCAGGTTGCACGCCAGAACGCGCAGCTAGAAGTCGAATCCTATCAGAACAGCCGCACCAACGCGGGCCTCGACCAGCGCGACTATTGGCGCAAGGTCGCGGCGATCAAGGGCCAGCAGGTCGCGGCAATGGCGGCGAACGGCATCGACGTGGGCTTCGGCGCGGGCCAGCGCGTTCAG